GACCGGAGTGGGGTCTGTTCCTGATGTGGTCATCAACGATGTGGAGCTTCGTGCCCGCTTCGCTGAGCTGTACGCGCGTGTGGTTGAACTTGCTGTAACCGAAAAACCGGTCGCTGTTCCCCTCGCACTGCCAGAGTCACTGAAAGTCAGAACCATCACCAAGGGTCCCCCGCTCCTGGGCTTTGCTCTAAAGCCTCTGCAGCATTTCTTGTGGAGTGTGCTGTCTCGGCACCCCACCTTCATCTACACCGGTCGTCCGGTTGAGGAATGGAGTTTACAAGACATCATGGGAAATCTTAAAGACGGTCAAAAATGGCTGTCTGCCGATTACTCCGATGCCACGAATTCTCTGTACTCCTGGGCGTCTGATATTGTAGCCGAAGAGCTCTCTTTGGAACTCAATCTCCCCGATAATGAGCGTGTCCTTTTTAAAAGGGCTCTCACTCAGCATACTATGGAGATAAAAGTTGGTTCTGGAAAGAGAAAGAAAAAACTGCAGAAACCGCAGGTTCGCGGCCAGTTGATGGGATCTATCGTTTCTTTCCCGGTGCTGTGCATTGTTAACGCAGCTATCTGTAAGCTTGCTTACGAGATAGAGCACAACCAGAAGAAGAAGTTGAGACAGTTACCTCTGCTCATTAATGGCGATGATGCCTTATTGAGGGGTAGTGACCTGCTCTTCTCCGCTTGGGAAAAAATGGCAAAGTTCGTTGGAATGCTTCCCTCCGTCGGAAAGGTGTATTTTTCCAAACAGTATCTCAATATCAATTCGACTTCCTTCCTCTACTCTTCTGAAGGCTTCTATAAGAGGACCTTTAGCCGTGAAACCGGCGAAGAATATGAAAGGGTCTGTCATTTTGAATTGATCCCATATGTGAATATGGGCTTACTGTATGGATATACACGTTCCGGCGGGGCTTCCAGTGCTGCTTCTGTTGGTGATTTGTTCTCACCTCTTGGTGTACGGGCACATGCTCTTGTTAACTCCTCTCCTCCCAACATGAGAGTTGCAGTATACAAGAAGTACCTTTCCAGAAACAAAAAGCGCCTTCAGGAATCGAAGGTACCCTGGTTCACCCCGGCACATTTGGGTGGATTGGGTCTTCCCATCCTCGATAAGTTCGTACCGACTGATCTTGACCTGCGTGTTGCTAGAAAAATCTATGACAACCCGGGTGTTTTCCAAGTTCCGCAAG